AGCAGTTAATAAACCGCCAGCACCACCGCCTCCGTTATAACCGCCACCACCACCCCCGCCAGCCACACATAAGTATTCCACCGCTGTGACAGGGTAGTTAATGCCGTTTAAACCGGCTGAGAGAATCCCGCCTGTATATCTTTGAGACATGAGTGTCCCCGATTAGTTAATTTCTTCCCAAGAGCAAGTAACGACTAAATCGTTTGATGCGCTTGCAGTAGCACCTATTGATCGGTCTTCTAGCAAGTAAAAACTTGTTGTCTTGTCAGTCACAATCAAAGACGCATCGGCTGGGACAGAAATCGTAGAAGCAATCTGAGTGCCTGTACCGCCCAGCGCTGCCGCAGAAAATATCTTGATTGAAATGTCAGCCGCAGAAGTTCCGTCTACGTTGGCTACAACAATTGAATTGATCTTGAAGACTTTTCCGGACGAGGCCGCATTGCTTACCAACGCAGTAGCAAACGGGTCAGCCGTGGATGAGATCAATAAAGTAGATGTATTGCCGTAAATTGCTGATACGGATACGATGTTTGGGTTTGCCATTTAGTGCTCCTAAAATTAACCGAAGATCATTGCCATCGCAATGGCTTTACCTGTTGTTACAAGACTTCCGCTTGTTGGAAGGGTGACGTTTGTTGTACCTGTAACAGTCAGCGTTGTGGCAAAAGCCCCTGAGACTGTAATTGTGCTGGCTGCATTGTTTGCAATACCTGTACCTCCATTAACTGCAGACAAAACGCCTGAAATTGTATTACTTCCAAAAGCAATGGTCTTGTTGGTCAGGGTTTCAGAACCCGCTAAGGTAGCCAATGTTCCCGTTGTGGGGAAAGTGACGTTTGTTGTGCCTGTCAGAGTCCTTGTGTAGGCAAAGTTGCCAGAACCCGTCACGGTCATCGCCGCATTGTTTGCTACGCCTGTGCCTCCGTTGGCTGCGGGAAGCGTTCCGCTTACATGAGTGGTCAAACCAATCTTGCCGTAGCTAGGTGCAGTGTTAACGCCGCCAGATATCAGTGCATTGCCGGTTGCTATATCCGCTAACTTTGACAAAACACCCGTGGTACTTGCATAAATAATATCGCCAATAGCGTAACTTGTGATGTTAGTTCCACCATTTGCTACCGCTAGAGTCCCTGCTACAGTTACAGCACCGCTACTCGGTGTTGCTGGGGTCAATCCCGTTGTGCCAAAGTTAATACTAGACAAGCCACCAACGCCACCAAATTGTGACCAAGTAATTGCTGTTGTCCCCATCGTGCCGCCAGCGTCACTAGAACAAACCCATCCTGTGTCAGCAAGGGTTGTACCCGTAGAAATAAACACATAACCACTTGGAACTTCAGCCCAAGTGTCATTGTCTGTAGCACGAGTTAAAACCCAAGGAACGGATACAGAACCTACTGTTGTAACTGTGTAAATGCCATTTTGAAATGTAGATGCTTGGTCTTTAATCAAAACCCTATCGCTGACTGAATTTAAAATTCCGTCTGCCGAAAAAGCTACGTTTGTTCCAGAGTTTGTCAGGGTTGCGCCAACGCCTAAAGTACCGTTTAAATAAGTCGCGGTAAGTGCCGAAGTAGTTGCATTGATAACCGCTGCTTTGGTGTTCAAGCCCTGCGCCACCGTGTCTACATACAATTTATTTGCCAGATCGGTCCCGGCGGTAGGCGTTGTAGCCACGGTTCCGGCGGTTAAAGACAGTGTGCTAGAAGTGTCAAACACAAGCTTTCCGGTGCCGGTAGCCCCAGTAGAGGTTACGCCCTCAAAGGTAACATGCCCTGTTGCGTTGATAGTGGTAAAAGCACCAGTGCTAGGGGTGGTGCCACCAATAGCCCCGGGCGTGGGAAACGACGTGACGTTGGCCGTGCCGTCAAAGCTAGTGCCGCCAATCGTTCTGGCCGAAGCCAAAGCGGTGGCTGTCGAGGCGTTGCCCGTAAGCGCTCCGGTGAAAGTCGTTGCGCTGACGGTTGTAAACGCCCCAGTGCTTGGGGTTGTGCCGCCAATAGCACCGGGCGTAGGGAAAGACGTGACGTTAGCCGTGCCGTCAAAGCTGGTGCCGCCAATCGTTCTGGCCGTGGCCAAAGCAGTCGCCGTTGACGCGTTGCCTACAACAGCCCCAGTAAAGGTCGTTGCGCTGACAGTAGTGAAGGCACCGGTGCTCGGGCTTGAGGCGCCAATCGTTGTGCTATTGATTGTTGAAGACGTGATGGCCAAAGCCTGCAAAGCAGCCGAAGCAATCAGCGCCGTGCCTGCGGAATTGACCATTGCAACTTTGTAACCGTTGGCGGCCAAAGTCGGCAACAAATCAAAACCAAGGGTAATGTTCTCTAGCTCATTGCGCAACGATGCCGATGAGCCCGGCGAGTTGGGCGTTGGATAGGTGGTGTGGGTATAGTACGGATTGCTCATCGAAGTCCTCGGCGTAGGGTGTAGTGCACAATAATGTTATTCACCGTAAAAGGCTCAAAAAGATCAGAGTTTGTAGAAACGCGAATGGCCATGTTTTCGGCGGTTCCCGTAACTTCAATCTCAGACGGAGATATGTCAGACCCATCCCACACAAAATTGTCCCAACTCATGTCATCCCAATAACTTGATCTCAAGTCGTTTTGGTATGAGGCATCATCGGGCTGGGTCAATGCTGCTGTACGGTAGCCAAGGTCATAACCAAATTGAATTTCGGCGTAAGAATCCCCCGACAACTCTACAGCAGCTTTGCGATAACGTTTTAAAATTCGAGGCGATTTTGTTGAGTTGTAAACCAAGTTTATGTTGGCCGGAATAAAGTCGCCGTCAAAGCTCGTACCTAAATCCATTTGGTACACGTACCCATTAGTCGAACCAAAGAATTGGACCGTGCCGCCGCTAGGCGCTTCGCTGTCAACGGAACAGTTGATGTTGTGCCCAAACTGTATTGGCATGCTGCCCAAAACTTGGCCGTTTAGGATTGTCATGTAAAGGCCTGTTCCGTCTGAAAAGAACACCCGGTACTGGCCCTTGTCTCGGTTGACCGTACTGCCAACAGCCAGTCCTCGGTGCTGCTCAATAAATTTAGGAATGTTCATGGTCAACGACGCTGGCACAAAGTTACCAAAGTTCAGAGATGTGCCCAAACTAATAATGCCCCTGTCGTCCAACACATACGCTTGGTCCATGTTCTGCGCCGTGTACGCAATAGCACCCGTGCCGCTGTTAAATGTAGACAAACTAAAATTTGCGGAGCTTGTGCCGTACAGCACCGATGTGTCGCTTCGTGTGTAGATGGCCAAAGCACCGCTTGATTGGTCGCCCGGCAGCACCAGCAAATTGGTCACGCCCGCGTTCATCGCGATCTCGCCGGCGCCTAGCAAAGGCGTCCATTGGTACGGATAGCCCAAACCAGAAAATTGCACAGAAGCACCAAAGCTCAAAAACAAATGTTGTTTGTGAAACGTAATGTGGTTGGGCGTATCAACCGCCATGCCCGTTGCAATCGGCACAAACGTCGTGCCATCAAACTCAAACGCCCGATTAACGCCGTCGCACCCATACAGTTTGTAGTTAGCAGTGCCGCCACCAAAATTGGCAATTACCGTCTCGTATCGCCCGCCAGTGGTAAGCGTTATTTGTGTGGCCGCACCGCCCGCTATGGCTTTCACTGCTGCTGCAACTGTGAGATTCTCACCACTTGTAAAAACGCCAGTAGAAGATGAAAGAATAAGCCGGCCGGCCGCATTGCCCGAAGCAAACGTGCCCGACTGCAATACAACCCTAGCTACTACGCCGGTCGCGCCGCTGGTAGCGCCCGTAACCGTGTTTCCATCAACGATTGCCGCTGTACCCGTGTTAAAGCTCAGCTCTTTGCCAAGCGTAACAGCAACCCAACCACTCGCTGTTGATTTGTACATCGACGTTAATCGCCACGCATAGCAGACGCCGTTGTAGTAAGCCACCCCAAGAATTGAACCGGTTCCGGGCACAGCGGTAATGTCAGCTCGGTAGTTGTCAGCTGCAAGGTTTTGATATGTTGCGTCAGTCAGGCCATCGGCCGACACACCTTGCACCGCCGTAATGGTGGCCACATTACCGGCGCCGTTGTTTAAAACATCGTTAATTACAAAGGTCCCGGTCTCACGGGTAATAACCACCGACGCAACGGTAACAGCAATTACGCTACCGGTAGCTGCCGATATAGATCCGGTAACCGTTTGGCCAACAGTAACCGTGCCCGTAAACGTGCAAACCAAAATGTTGTAAGTAGCAGACGACGGACTGGGCCGCCCATCGAAACGCTCATAGCCAGCAATGCGTGTGTAGCCGCCAGTGATTGAACACTCAAAATTAGCAGCACGACGCGCAACACCCGGGGGTAGAGAAAGTGTTGGGGTAACCTGATCCAAGCCGCCGTTGAGGCGGATTAGATCGTAATTGACTTTAGGCGTGGTCAGCTGCATTTGTGCGCCTTATGCAAGAGGCGGGCCGCTGACGACTGTTGGCAGCTGATCGATGTCCAGTCGGTTCATCAATCGCTTAAATTCAAATTCGCCGCGTTGATAGACTTCTGGCGCTGATTCATAACCGCCGTAAAACATCATGGCCCTGTAAACAATCATCATTTGAAAGCGGTCAGGAAACACGCTGGGCGGCGCGTCAGTGGCCAAGGCAAACTCTGTTGGCTGAACATAGTACTCGCCCACAATGACGTAGGGCTGATCTGGTATTGAGCCAAAGCCTAAGTTCTTATCTGGATCAATTGTGACGACTACTGGGCGCGCATACGTTGTACGCATATTCCCGTACATGTACAGGTTGCGAAACGTCGTGTAGTCCATGTAGTTCATCAGCTGCTCGTCTTTGTAGTTTTGTCCTACAGACGAAGCGCGCCAACTATCCCGTTTCCAGTTTCCAAAAGTAGACCCCACACCGGCTTCGGTGGGGGTATAGATTTGTTGTTGTGTGACCGTGTTGAATTGCACTGGATAACGCATCCACTGCCAGTCTTCTTTGGCCGTTTGCACATCGACCCAAGCACTATTGATCCAGCTTGCCATCCGGTAGGATTCGCCGGTCAAACCAGTAACGGTGATCAGCGGCGTGCTGGCGCCGGAGACGCCGCACTCCACGCGCAGCCGGTTGATAAGCTGGAGATAGTTCACTAGGTCACCCTGTGTTTAAGCGGGTTCAGCCAAAACGTTTTGAAGCCATGCACGTCCGCGAGGATTGTCGTCGTGCATCAACTCAAAAGGATAAGCCAAACCATGGCGCGCGATCATGTCGATTTGATCAGGCGCTGCTGGGTTGCGAGTTACTTGGCTGTATTTGGTTTCCTTCATACGTGCCAAGATCTCGACATACTTGCGACGAACGCGCATTGGCACGCCGCGCATGATTGGTTGATTAGTCCCGTTGCAATTAAGAATTACATGAGGAGATTGGTTTTCGTCAGTGCTAGCGTGCACCATGACCTCAACCATTTCGTTCATGAATGCTTCGCTTGCTGCAAGCTCACGAAAATCTACAACTTGGGAAACCGGATCAACTGTTGGTGTGTCGTCAATGATTTCAATTCCTGCGACTACTTCTTTTTTTGCCATCTTCATTCTCCGTTAGGTTTAAAAAATCGGTCCGCCAAAAAGCAGGCTGCCCGAAGGCAACCTGCAAAACCCTCTGTTAAGAGAGGATGGCAACTTACTGGGCTGAACCGGGCATGTCCATGCAATCGCTGAACACGTCGGTAACTCCGGTGGCGCCGAGGTCAGTCGAGCCGGGAGTGAACGTAGCAGAAGAGCTGGTAGTGACTTTGATCAAACCGACCAAAGTTGTACCGGCTGTGACCTGACCGGGCACTGGGCATGGATCGCCAGCAGCAACGATAGGGCCTTGTGTGGTCGACACGGCGCCAGCGCTTGTGATCCACACGGCAAACAAACAGGCTTGTGAATTGCCCAATGCAGTGCCGGCTGTGAAAGGCAGGTTGTCGGTAGCAGCCTTAGACTTGAAAACACCGTTGCTTGTAAAAGTCAAAGTGTTCGTAGTCTTAAAGGTGTTAGCGTCGGTGCCTTCGGCTAGGCCGGCAGCGGTCAGCGAGAGATAGCCACTATTGGCTTGTTCGATGTTGTATGACATGATTTATTCCTTTAGGAAAAGATTATTAAGAAGCTGTTGTGAAAGTCACACCAGCGGCCACTGCGCAATGCGCATAGGCAAACCAGCTCGTACCGTCACTGATAACAGTTACACGATCGCCTGCAACCGATGATCCATCTACAAAAGAGATGGTGTCGTCGGCTGTGCCAGTATCACCAGCAGCGCCAGAAGCGGGATACGCTTGGCCCTTGATGATGTTGGCACTGGCGTTGGTCACGATCGTGTAGCTGGCGCCAGAAGGTGCCGCAGCCACAATGAAAGTGTAGGTCAAACCCGCAGCAGGCAAGGGCAGAGTAGTTACGAATTCAGTAGCCGAAGACAAAAAATATGTCTCGCCGCTTTCCGCCGCTGTCAGTGATGACGCGGCAGCAAGCGTAGCGTTTGCAACGGGACCCAAGATGGGAGCCGTAACAGACAATGCGGATACGTCGTTCAAACGGTCTTCGTTTAGAAGTTTCCAGTAGTTCGATTGCATGATGTGTTCCTTTTAGTTAAGACGCCGGGGCATAAAGCCCCGACTGGTCATTACAGAGCGGTCACACCAGCTTCGATACGGGCCATGAAGGCGTCGTTCAGACGCACAGTCGCGAACCATGTAGAAGCGCCCACGTAGCCGAATTGGCCCAATGGGTTGGCGTGGTTGGTCTGTGAGGCTTTGAGGACCACAGGCTTGATGGCAGACATGCCCTTAAGGGCGACTTGGCCCCAGCAGTCTTCACCGATGATGATGAAGGGATACACGTCAACGTTAGCAGCGCCAACAGACAACATGCCGTTCAAAGTTGCAGAACCAGCAGCAGCGAAAGATTTCAACAGGGGTGAGCTGATGAAACGGAAGTCTTCGCAAGCGCCGATTTCGCGGTCATGGATTGGCTTGAATGAACCGTACTCTTCCACGCGGGTGAAGCCGGGCAAGTTACGGATGTCGCTGACAGCGTCAGTGTGGCAGAAGATAACGTATGCGGGCTGCACAGCGCGAGTGCCAAAGTTAACACCGGGAGCCAAACGGCTGGTAACGCGGCGTGAACGGTTGGACTCAAGTGTACGGGCTGCTTTACGAATTGCGTTTAAGCTGATAGCTGTGTTGATTGCAGAGCGGCTAGAACCGTTTGCATAGATCACAGTAGAGCCAGCCTTCAACACACCGTAACGAACCATCTCCATCACCTCAGCCAATGTCTCGCCTGTGAGCTTGACCATTTCGCCGGGGATGTCATCTTCATACAGTTGCTCAACTTTGCTGGAGTACTTGAACAGCACGCCATATTGTTGCAATTGAACAGACACGTCTTGGAAAGAGATCGTGTTTGCGTTAGGTGTCACACCTTCAGCCAACACGAAGTTGGAAGCGGTGATGTCAGGAGTACCAACGTAGCGAGAAGAGTTCTCGATTGTTGTACCAACAGTAGATGCGCCAAAAGGCAGAGTACGACGGAACACCAAGGTGTCTGTCGAGTTCTGGGGCATCTCGCGTTGAGTACCGAAGTCGCCCAAAACAGTGATGGGCTGTGCGTGTTCAAGCATACCTTGAGCAGCGCGGATTAGATTTCGCGATGCTACGGTGCCGTAATTTTGAATAGACATGGTCTAGTTTCCTTTTTTGAAAATTGATTTAGTAGCCGCGTTCTTTGAGCTCTCGCTCACGTTTCTTGGCTTCGTAGTTCCACAGTTCAGCTGGTGACATGTCGCCAAGTGTTTTAGGCGGCGGTGTCTGGCCAGTTCGAGTTGTCGCGGCTGCAGCGAGACGTGCTCCGCGCTCTTGCTTGATGTCCGTAGCCGAAACCGATTTAGATGTATTGAACAAGTCAAGCATCTTGATCGCGTCTCTAGCTGCCGAGCTGTCAGCGAGGGCCCGAGTCTCAGGTGACTGCACGGTAAACCATTGCGCAAATTCAGTCGTGTTGACCGTATCGCGCCAGTTCTCGTACTTACCTTCAATTCGCGCTTCTTCCATGAGGCGCCCCATCTCAGCGCGGGTTTGTGCGACCTGCTGCTGCACGTAGCCTGTCACCTGTTCGGGTGTCAAACTTTGTTGCTGCTGGCCTCCCACCTTCGATGCGACGTATTCCTCCATCGCTCCTGCCCACTCGGGGAAATCTTGCTTGAGCTGCTCCCACTTCTCTGGGTTCTTGGCGGCGCTGACGATAGCTGTCTGCGTAGGCGCTTCTTGCATTGCTGCTTGACGTGCCTGCTGAGCTTCTCGTTGCATCGCTGCCACGCGACCCTCGGTCGTTTTGACATGGTGCAGCAATTGAGCATTTGCCTGTGCTAACTCATCGATTTGTGCCAACTTGGCACGCACCGTTGGCGATAGCCCGGCAAGAGGATCTTCCGGCTGTTCCGGTTCGACTTGCGCTTGTTCTGGTTCGAAGTCCTGCGGCGTTTCCGGCGCGGTGGCTAAAAGCTCAGATGCGGACGTATCATCGTCGGCATTTAGCTTAGATGCCTCTTCATTCCATAGGTTTTGCGCTTCTTCCGAAGACAGTTGGTTTTCTTCCACTTTTGCTCTCCAAATAAAGACTGTCTTTCAACAGTCCACTAAAAAGGCCAAGCGGGATTTAATCCGGCTCGACCACCACACCCCGAGTTGCCGCATTGGGCAAGTCGAGAAATCTTTTTAGCATGCGTATCTCACCGCGCAACGCAGCTGTCTCTGTATCGGAGAGGGCGACAGCGTCGTTCTTTATTCTGGCCTGCTCAAGCTGGGCTTCTGCCCACTTGCGCATTTGGTGCCATGTGCTCGATGAGTAATCAGTCATAGAAAAAGCCAGCTCGGTGGCTGGCTTCGGTAAATTTTAGGCGCACTTCGCCCAAAGAAATTCTATAACAAGTTGTGGGTAATATGCAACAGTTAAATTTATTCATTTTTAACGGGTCACAGTTGATGTTTTTGTGCCCGGTTTTTTGTCATCGCCGGCCACGGATGCGGCCCCCTCGGCAATCTCGTCCCCACTGGCCATGCGGCTGCGGATAAACCCACCGCCGCCGGTCTTAAGACCGCCGCCTTTGATTACCTCGCCAATTAGCCCGGCCTCTTGGGCAGCCAAGGACGCAGTACCTGCTTTCTTAACTTGGGCGTACGTGGGATCAGGCGCCTTGCCTTTGAATTCTTCGGTCCATTCCTCTGGCTTTTCTTGGTAGATAGGCTTGTTGTCTGCCGTGCCTATGGGGTTTTGACGCAGCATGCGGTACCCGGTAGCGCCCTCAATGGCCGACGTGCCGTAGGCGCTTTCATTAAAGCCCTCGGCGGGTTTAGCCGCAATGACCTTGCCCGTTGTATCAACAGCCATCAAATACGCAGTGTCTGGCGTAGCATCGCTTGCATCGGTACCTGACGAGCCGCCGCCCATTCCTTGGATCAATATGTTGCCGTTGGCGTCACGCACCATTGAATCGTTGTATTTATCAACGCTGCGGTTGTACCCGCCCACTCGCCGCTGGTAGGCGGTGAGGGCGCGGTTATACGCATCAAGGTCGCGAGCTAATACGCTCATGCACGGGTCCAGTCCGCGCTAGGTGGCGTCCATGAACCGGCGGGCGCTGTGTAGCGCTGGCCAGTCTTGGCGTTGTACCAGTTCTGTTGCGCGCCTGTGCCGGTCATTGAGCCGGTGAAACCGTATGGGTTGTAAGGCGTCATGCTTGCGCCGCCTGTGTTGTTGCCCATTGCTCCGACCTTTGCCGTCACGCCCGTAGGCAAACCGACCTGCGCGTTCTGAGTGGTTAGTTGCTGCTGCACACCTGAAATCAAACCGCCACTGTTGACATTGCCTATCGTTGTGTTGGGTAGGTTGAATGTGCCGGGCGTAAGAGTATTAGCCCCCGTCACCAAGCCAGTGCCGCCCGCCGCTGTGGGCGTATTGAGTTGTGTAGGCGCAGTTTGCGGGGTAGCTGCCGCAGTTGAGTTAGCTGTTGTGGCTCCGGTAATAAGGCCTGTGCTGCCCGTGCTGCCGGGCGTAACAGTACTTGTTCCGGGCGTAACATTACTTGTTCCAATAACTGCCCCGGGCGTAACGTTACTCGTTCCGGTTATTTGGCCAGCAGCTGTTGCGGGTGTAAACACAGAGCTTGCAGACGTACCCGTATCAATTACGCCGCTCTTCTTGGTTGTTGGATTGCCGCCCCATTGGTTCCAACGTGTGGCTGTGTAGGATGCAAGCTGCTCAGGCGCCATGCTGTTGACGTTCTTAAGATACGTTGCTGTATCCATTTTTGGCTGCTTGGTAGCCGGGTCAACCCCCTCAAACTTCGTGCCCTCTACCCACGTAGGTGTGTACGTAGAACCCACGCGGTCAACCATTTGCTGATATGTGTAGTCTGCTTGCTCTGGCAAGTAGCCTTGGTTCATTATGTACTGCGTGTTAGCGGTTAAATAAGCCTTGTCGCTGTACATGGCCGCAAGGGCGTCTTCAGCCGCCTTAAGCGGGTTGCTGGAGGCCATGATGGCGGTCCAGTTGCGCGCGTCTATGTTGGCGCCGACGTCGCCATACAGCGCGTTTGAGACCCGGGTAATTAGGGCAAGGTTTGCGGCGGCATCAGGCCCACTATAAAACGAACCGTCCATGGGTTTGCCGGTGGTTTTTTCAATCATGGTCCTCATATCCACCCCGGCTGGCGGGCTGTTTGATTGTCCAGCGGTAAAACCGGTGTAGCCGACGGCTGTGCCAGTAGTGGCAGCTGCGTCAGTATTTGTTGTGGGTTTTGTTCCCTTAACCATCTCACCGTTAGCATCTACATAGTAACCAATGGCTGCTAACGCGTCAGAGCCAGCCCTGTTTTGTAGCGCATTGGCTTTATCCATAGACTCTTGTGTCGCAGATCCGCCGGGGCCTGAGAAGCTGAGAAGGGCTTGCGCCGCTTTAGAGGCGTCGGCCCTAGCTTTGGTATAAAGCGCGTATGCTTCGTCGCTTGTAGCCATGAGATATTCTCCTTATATTCCTGAGCCAGTCTTAAGGGCTAAGTCGCGCTCAGCAGCAAACAGCTCTTTACGGCTGCGCTCCTTCATGGCGGTGTCGGCCAGTTGAGCCTTGATCTTCTCAAGGCTAATGTTTTGCGAGTTAGACAACTTCAACATCTCGATCTCGCGGGTCATCTCCAGCTGCATGATGTGCAGGTCGGCCTCTTGCGCAGCAATCTGCTGGCGCACCTGAAGCTCTTGCAAGTCGCCTTGGTTCTGAGCTTGGACCTTCTGCATCTCTGCCTGCGCGCGCAACTGAGCCACAGCCAAGGCTGGGTCGGGTGCTGGGCCTTGGGCAGCTGCTTGCTTCTGAGCTTCCTTGATTTGCTCGATCTCTTCCTCTGGCTTGAACACCTCGGCTGGATCGATATGCTGGGCCTGCAAGGCCTTCTCAAACAGCTTCTGTGTATCAAGGTACATGCCGTAGATTGGATTAGCTCCAGCTGCAAGCAAGTTCAAGAACGATTGATTCTGAATGTCACGGACCACCAAGGCACTAGAACCACGGGCGTCAATTGTGAAGTCGCCCTTGATCTCTTCGTCCTCGTTGTACATCATGTTGTAGTCGTAGTAGCGACGGATGTGGGGCTTGGTGACCATGTCATCAAACTGTTTGACGAGCCTGCGCAAAACCACGTTGGCGCTGTTCATCAACATCTGCATACCGCCGACGGTGTCGGGCGCTGCGCCCTTCTCGCCCTGCATGATCGTAGGCACGCCGGTCTCTGCGTCTGCCAACTCGGTGGCCATCTTGATGATGCCGGCCAATTCGGCTTGATGCGAGTTGAACTCAAAGGTAGAGAACGCCTTGCGCACATCGTCAATGTCGTCGGTTGCATACCAGATCTTGCGGGCTGACAGTTGCCACTGCTTGTCCGCTGGCTGGATGGCTCCGGGTTTGATGACGATCTGTGGGCCACTGGACACGCCAGCGTTGTCCATCATCTGGCGCCACGCTGCGTTCAAGACTTTCTGCTGTGAGCGCATAAGGTACGGAATGCCGTAGCCCCAGATCGTGCCAGCAACTTTTTCCCAGACGTAGAAGTCATAAGGTATGTCGCCACCTTCCAGTGGGTTCATGAACGCTTTGACCACGGTGTTGTTGATCATGACAACGCACGCGCTGATGGTGCGAAGCTCATCCTTCTCGCCTACGCCAACGCCGGCAGACTCAAGGTCGTCGTGATCTACTTCGCCCCAATAGGTCCACATCTCGTAGGTCAGGCGGGTCATGTCGCGCTGGTCTTCGTCTGTCAACTCGCGCAGAGTAGCGGACTGCTTAGGCCCCTCTTCCAGCACCTTGCGCAGCTGGGCCTTCAGGAAGCCGGGCTGCTTGGCAAGGTCGCGGATCTGTTTGGCTGTAATCTGTTCGCGCTCGTAGATGCCCTTGCCGTTGTGCACAGACTCACCGCAACCGGGATCTGGCCATACATTGCGCGGGTCAACGCGGAATGAAGCAGGGCTGATCTCTTGCACGATCTCAACTTGATGGACCGTCTGGCCCGTGCTGTCGGTGATAGGCTGCCAAGCCTTGCGCGTGCGGTTGGTGACAATAGGTCCTTTGACCACGCCGGTGCCAAGCACGGCGGCGTCGTGGATCATCTTGCGCAACTCGCCGTTGTAATTACATTCGACCAGCTGATCTTCGATCTCGGTCTGCATGGCCTCGGCTTTCTTGTTGGCCATCTCAAGCACAGCCTTGACAACGTCACGCACGCGGGCTGGCTGCCCGTCTTCGCCCATGACTGGCTGGCCTTGTTGGTCCATGGCCGCTTTGTTGTCTTTGCTCATGCCCATCAACTGTGGGTCCGGTGTAGGCTGGATGCCCCAGTTGCGATCGTCCGTTGGTAGCAGGATGTCTGCAAGGCGGGCCTCGGCAGCATTGGTCTTCTGGCGCGTCATGCCAATGAACACCGTCGAGCGGTGGGGCTTGGCCATCTGCGTGGTCACAGGGTAGCCCTGCTCCACGCTGGTCATCATCTGACTGGCCGCCTTGGCTATGTTGTCTTTGCCGTTGTACTGATCCTCGTCTTCGATCCAACGCTTGTCAACGCCGTAGGACCCGCGCGAACGAATCCATTCGTCACGTTGGCCACCAAGCGAAGCGCCGAAAGATTGCAGCTTCTCAGCCCTCTTGCGCATCCGCTCTTCTTGGTCTTCGTACTCGACCTCGACGTCGATTTGTTGTGGTTGGATTTCCATGGGGTTCAGTCCTCAGCTTAGTAAGGTGCTTTGGCGTAGCGTGCGTGGATGGCCAAAGTGCAGTCAATCGCAACGCTCGTGCCGCTGGTAACTGCGGGACGAATCCACGCTGGGTTCTCGTTAGCGGTGTGAACTGCGGCTGCTGTAAAAGCCATGTTGGTCGTGCCGCTCCGCTGGGTCAGGGGGTGCCAGTTGGTGTTGTCGTTGGAGCCTTGCCACGTAATCGTGCCGCCGCCAAAGGTGCCGCTCACTTGGCCGGTTAATTCGGCTGCATAGGCGATAGGCACGCCCGCGCCCACGTCGTTGGTGGCCAAGTCAGCCCATGTGGCAAGGACCACGCCGGGGACTGAGTTGCGATCAATTGTTGCTGTGATAGTAGCCATGAAAGTTTCCTCTGTTAAGGTTAATCAATACCCAGTGACTGGGTCGAATACGTTGAACTCAAGTGTCGGGGCCATGCGGCTAGAACGCATGCGGCCCTCGGCCTCTTCTTGCGTCTTGGCAAAGCGGCGCATCATCATGGCGTACCTTGTTGCGGACATCAAGTCATCGCTGATTTTAACGACCATACCGTCTTTGCGGTGGTACAGCCTGAATTCTTCAAACCAGTCTTCCAAATGCGAGAACACGCGCAAGCGCATGGTCTGCATGCGTGTCAGCATCTCGGACAAGCCGGCCTCGACACCGTTGCTGCCGTCCTCAAACGTGGCCCGATTGGGCATCATGTTCAAGCCTTGGTCCTTGTACTGCTTGGCCAGCTGTTCGCCAGAACCGCCCTTATCGCGCTGCAAGCCGTCATGGGGCCAAGCCATTGGCACCCACTCGCCGCGCGCTCGTACGGCCATTGAGTGGCCAGCAATGCCCGGTTCGCTGCGTCTGTAGCAGTCGGTCACGTAGAGCGTATCGCTGTCTTTGTCCCAAGCCATCCACACGACGGCGGTAGGGTGATCGACACCAAAGTCAATCGCCGCAATGCGCGACCAGTGAGGCGGGATCGGGAACGCCCTGATCTTGATCGCCTCCTCGACCACGGGAAACACACGGCCAGATCCCAAAATGGGAATGCCCTTGGCACGGGCTTCGCGCTCATGCTCAGGGTAGCTGGCGATGATCGCTGCAGCCTGCTCTGGCGTGTAGTGCTCGGCATCACTGATCGTCATGTTGGTCACATTGGACCCGGCTGGTTTCTCCAGCAGGTATCGCTTGACAACCTCGGACATACCAAGCAACGGCGTGAAGGTCACGAAGACCTGACCGGCTGTTGCCTGTGTACGGGTCAAGCCCTCTGAGTAAATCGACAGCGGTGGCTCCTCGTCGAACCACACTAAGTCCACAGTGTCGGCCTGCCACTTGGTGCGGCCTTGGTCGTAGCTGTTGAACTGGATCACGCTGTCTTCGCCGCATTCGTGGCGGACCACAATGCTTGAGACCGCATCGGGCACGCCCTGCTTCATGCTGGTGTCGCGCACACAGTCAAACGGAATGGCGCCTGTGCCCCACTCTTCCCGCATCTCTGGGGGCCCGAGCAGCAAGCGCTGGATGCCCTTGCGGGTCAACTCGGCCGATTCGGATCCAACCATGCACCGAATGGCGTAGTTGTATCGCTTGCCCTTCCACCATGATGGATAGCGGCCTGTCGTGTGCATCGCGACCTCAAAGGCCCCGGCCCATGTCTTGCCAAGCTGGTTGCCTGCCATGAACAACCGTTCGCGGAAGTCAGCACCAGCATTGTGAAATTCGATTTGCTTCTTGTAAGGCGCATAGGTCGACAAGCGATTGCGCTTGGCCCTGATGTCTTTCAGGCGCAGCAGCTCGTACAGCTCACGCTTCTCGTCATCATCCAGCAGCGCTGTGTCGATGCGGTCGAGCTGGATCATCTCGCAGCCTTTGCAAGCAGCATGTTCAGCCGGTTGTCCAGCTGCTCACTGGTCAGGTCCAGCGTGCCGGACATCTTGACCTCAATGCTTTTCAGCTTTGGTTGTGTGTACTGCAGAAACTCGTTGAGCGTTCGCATGCGCGTGTCAACGTCAAGCAGCGGCACCATGACCGCCTTGCCTTCGTTGTCCAGCACCTGATGGCCACCACGCATCATTGGAATCGTGGCCTTCAAGGCCTTGGCGATCTCAACGGCTGGGTCGAGCCCCTCTTCAATGCAGGCTTCTGCAACAGCGCGAAGGTTGATACGGTGCGGCGCGCGGCTCGTGCTGGCGCTCTTGCTCACTGGATGAGCGCGGCCTGTCTTGGCCGATGTCGGAAACGCCAGATCATCCATGGTCGCCAGCTTTGGTGGCGCCCCGGCTAGGTCGGCGTTGCGACTTGGATTTCTTTTACTTGCCATTCTTCATTGCTCCTCGCACCAATCCTTCGATATTAGGTTTAGGAAATTTCTCATTGCCGGTGCTAGATGCAAAGGGACTCAGCCCTTTATCAATTCTGAACTTTGCCCATGATTCTGCCTTGTTGTAAATATCATCAGTGGGTGCATTACCACTTAACAAATGGTTAATTTCTGATTCAGACAAAGTAGGAACAATCAATGGGTATTCTACTTTTCCACCCTTGTATTCAAATTCAGATGACAGCTCTGTGGAGCTGTCGCCATCTGGTCTTTTTAATTCCCCAAAATAGCCCTTGCCTTTAGGCGCAATAGTGCCGTGCCGCATTCCATAAGGGGCGACACCTTGATCAGTAAAGTTATCACTTGCCATTCTTCATTGCTCCTCGCACAAGGCCTTCGTTGCGCGCACTGATCGCTTTGGCCTTGCTCTTGGCGTCAGCTTTGCTGCTGGCGCCCCATGCATTGAGGCTGAGCAGCAAGCGCGTTGGCTCACCGTTCTTACGTTCAGGGCCGGGCATATTGCCCATGCGCGCCAAGAAGGAAGCGCGGCGAGGATTGTCGCCGGCTTTGACTGGAGCTTTGAGGTTCATCCCCTCAGCCTTTGCGCTGGCGCGGCCCTTCTCGTTCAAACCGCCCGAGGGAGACTTGCCTTCTTTGCGCTGCCAAGCGGGGCTCTTCACTTCATAGCCCCTCGGATGATGCCGGGCTTGGCCATTAAATCATTCCGTTGATGATGCCGTTGTTAAAACCAACGGGTGCCTTGACCGCGCCGCCTTCTTTCTTGAACGCGGGCTGCGTGGTGTTGGTGCCGGGCATTGGCACAGACACCTTGCCGGGGATCTCGCCAGCGCCTTGTGTCTGGTTGCCGCCGCCGCCAATAGCCGCGCCGGGCATCTTGGCCGCGTTGCCTGTCATGCCGCCGGCTGCGCGCATTTTGTTACGTGATTCTGGGTTTGAGTAGTCTTGCATGTGTAGCTCCTTGAGATTAGGCCATCAGGCCCGGTTGGGGTTTGCGGCTGGCCGCCTCTTCATTCCACATCTGGCCGTACTCCTCGGGGCCTTCCATGGTTTGTTCTTGTGGGCTCTCGCCGGCTTCTTCAGCCAGCATATTGTCCACGTATTCACGGCACTCGGCGATGCTTTCGCACATGTAAGGCTCACCGCCTTCGCTGCTTGAAACCATGACCGTGCCGTCATCAGCCATTTCGATCGTAATTGTCTTGGCCATGAGGGCTCCAAATGTGCAAAAAGCCGCATGAATTGACGGCTTTTTTTAGGGGTTTGTTTGCCTTTGAGCGGGCACACCTGCGCACGCAGAGAATATACCAACCAGATTTTCGGGTCAAGTGGGAAAACTCAACTATTTTTAGTTGCATAAAAACAACGCTTTTAAATTATTTTAGTTGTATTTGCGCAACAGCAAAGAAATACGTTGACAGTGACTGTCACTGTGTTAAAGTTCAGTTGTCGGTTGATTGTTCTTTGTTTGCTTCCCCACCCAACCGACTAGGGGATACGTTCCAGACGACCGAGAGATGTTCTGGTTAGACAGAGTCCACGAGGGCAAGAGTCTTGAGGCGGTGAGCTAAACCGGTACGTAAAGGTCCTTAATCGGGCACGTTGGTAATCCCCCGCCCACAACTGATGCCAAGCGTGCTTGGCATTGGCGGCGTATTCAGGCGGCCGTGACAGCTTGATATTTTTTGGAGATCGATATGCCAGTTGTTTTTCTGACAATTAAAAATGTTTACGGTGTTCCCAAGATTTACCCTGATTCAAGCAACAGCACTGCGCTGCGGCTTGCCAAATTGATTGGCACTAGGACCTTCAGCGCTCAACAAGTTGCTGACATCAAGGCCCTTGGCTTTGAAATTCAATACAGCAACGCTTATGTTGCTGCTCAGGTTTAACAGGAGATCACCATGGACATCACTACTGCAATCCAAATCATCAACGACAGACGCGAAATCTACGGCATGAGCTTGCTCGACACCGTGATCGTGATGAGAGAGATGTTGGACAACGACGAGTTGGACAACAGAGAAGCCGTGGCTCTTCGCGTGTTTATGCGCGAAGGTCGTGCAATGTTTGCCCCCGCTTAAAGGAGATTGATATGAGATACCGCAACGAACCGATCGTTGTCCAGCTTGTTAAGTTGGACATGCCGCTGGTTGAGCTAGGTGGTAAACGCCTCGACACCCTGCGCGAAGACTTCTACGACAACGCGGTCAACCTGACCTGCAATGCTCGTCGGTTTATCCCAGTCTTTTCACCGTACGACATCGCGCTCAGCGGTGGCGAACCTTATTCTGTTTGGAGTTAATTATGGAATCTTTGCAATCGCGTTATCAAATCTATGTGGCCTGTGCCGAGTCGCTCGGCTGGCCCATCAAATCTTTTGAAGAGTGGCTCAACTCTTAATCCCAGCGTGCTGCACCGTGACAGGGTGTAGTGCAGTGTGATTAACACTCCGATCCAGCCGGATGCTGGTGTGCCTTTGGAGATCATTATGGCAAAAGCAATCATTCAGGCGATCACCGCCGACGACATCGATACCTTGGGTATCTTGCTGGCTGACATCAGCCGGTTAACCGATGCTGCTGACGCGATCAAAGCGCGTTTAAAAGAAGGTGGTTTGGATAGCTACGACGGCGAGGTGTTTCGCGCTGTTGTGGTTAAGCAAGACCGCACCAGCTACGACCCACGCAAGGTCGAAGCGTTTCTTGGCGACTTTATTACTGAGGTCGAAAAGATTACCAAAGTGACCAGTGTCAAAGTCACTGCTCGCAAAGCATAAGGGTGGCAGTCATGGAATACAAAGTCGATGACTGCCCGGGCGACGACGATCGCCTGCCCTGCTGGTTCGTTTACAAATCAATTGCTGGTTCGAATATCTCGCCCATCATTGAAAGGTTTTACGGACCCGACGCTGAGTTTGACGCCCGTCTTTCCGCTGACTGGCTTAACAACGCACCCGTAGAAGTGGGGTGCGAGTTTGATTGAGGAGTGCATTATGAGAGTTGTTTACAGGGCCCCTTCGGCCACCGTGTTCTACGAATTCGAATACGAAGAATTCGTTGTGAAGTTTTATCGCGAAGGCGTCTACCTTGCAGAGGCTGACTACTTCACCACAGATCGCGCAGAAGCGATCGAAACCGCATTGTCTTTTACTGAGGAGGTTTGAAATGACACGCGCTGAGTTTTATGAAACCTACGGTTCAATGAGCTTTCCGTATTATCCAAAAGAGCTTCGGGCTGTAAGCCCTGTGACTGGTGCTTTCGAGACTTTCAAAATCGAAAGTGGTTTGGCCATGACCTTCCGACGCGTTCTGGAAGAAGAAGGCTACACAAGAGTGGAGGCAATATGATCTTTCGCACATACCTTGTGACTGTGATGCCCAAGTTCATATCTTGGAATTGCAACCCGTACACGACGCCAGTCAGTGCTGCCAGCCGCAGTGCTGCAATCAAAATCGTTCGTCGCGAATACAACGAAAACTGTGGTTGGACCAACGGTCCTGCTACCTACACCGCTTGTCTCGAAAAAGTCTGATCACAGCGTGCAGGGCATAGCGTGCCCTGTGCAGTGCGATCCGCACTCTGGCTTACGCCAGTATCTAAACCAACCTAAAGGAAATTTAATCATGTCTCACGAACTCACCACTCACGCTGATGGCCGCGTCGAATTTGCATACCTCGCTTCGGACGGAACACCATGGCACGGTTTGGGTCAAGCACTCGAAGATGGCACTAGCCTCGATGCTTGGCGCGTAGCCGCTGGCATGGACTGGAAGATCAAGCGCGGTATCGTTCGCTACAACACTGACTTCGACGGCTCACAGTTAGAGTTGCCAGAACAGCACGTTCTGTTTCGCTCTGACACAAAGGCGCCGCTCGGTGTTGTGTCCAATCGCTACCAAGTTGTTCAGCCCGGTGATGTTGTGGAATTCTTCCGCGACATTGCACGCGCTGGTGGCTTGGAGTTGTCTGCAGCAGGGACCATCTACGGTGGCAAGCGCTTCTGGGCAACAGCCAAGATTGGCGAAGCTGCTCCCACTTCGGTAGCAGATACGATCGGCGGCTACATCCTGATCAGCACAAGCGCTGACGGATCGTTGGCCACTGAGGTACGTCGTACCACCGTGCGCACTGTGTGCAAAAACACTTTGCAAATGGCAATGGCTGACAAGGCTTCGGTCAAGGTTTCACACCGCTCTGTGTTTGATCCAGATTCAATCAAAGAATTCATGGGCTTAAACACTGCAGCTTGGGACGCCTTCCGTGCCAACGTGACACGCCTTGCCAACATCGAGTTGTTCGAAGAAGAGGCTGGCGAGATCACCGCCAACGTCTTTGGCAACGGCGAGAAAGTTCGCGAAGCTGCGGGCTTTAAGAAAGTCATGTCGTTGTTCAACGGCGCCGGCATGGGCGCTCAGATGGACGGCGTGATGGGTACACGTTGGGGCTTGCTCAACGCGTTCACAGAGTACGCTGACCACCACGTCCGTGCTCGCTCTGACGAGAACCGCTTCGTGGCTTCTCAGTGGGGCGCTGGCGCTGATCTCAAGCAGCGCGCTCTGTCTGCTTTGATGCCTGCTTGATCGTAGCGTGTAGGGCACCCGCTGGGTGCTCTATGCAGTGCGATCGCACAACCGATCTGACCGGATGTCAGAACCTTTTGGAGATTGACCATGGAAACACTTATTCGCCGTGAACGCTGGGGCAACAAAAGCTGGAGAGCTGAAACAAAAGAGACCTTCCCTTTGAACGGTCGCACTGCTCAGCTTGAGATCACCACATCAAAGAATTCTTCTGGTGACTTGGCCACCTACGCCAGCATTGGTTTTGTAAACCAGCCCGGCATTGTGACGACTGCCATCTTTGCTGACTACTTCAAGGTCCTTGAGATCGGCAAGAAGGTTCGCTGCACCGATAAGAACGTTGAAGCTCAACAGGCCCGCGCCGTTGCGCGTTGGGATGAGATCAAAGAAAAAGTTTTTGAATTTTACGGAGTGCCTGCATGAACTACAACAACTACCACGCCGTCTTTACCAACAAGGTAAAAGACTACGACTTCTACACCTGCCGCCGGGCTTTGCTCGATTGCCACGACACCCTGAAGATTTGGGGTGAAGACATCAACCCTGACTACGCAGTCAGGCTCTGGGCGGAGATCGACGCTTTGCGCGATCGCCAAATGAAATTGAAACAGAAGGAGCCAGCATGAACTACGCATTCGCAACCGTCTACGCCCTCGGGCTTGTCGTCCTCTTCATGGACCTCATGGTATGGAGGCCGTTTTGATTGACGACCTTATCAAGGCCCTTGAGGCCTTGCTAGCCATGCCAGAGTTTGACGGGTCCGCCGAGACTTCCCGGGCTCGGCAACGGATTAAGAACCGGGCTAAAAAACTTTTGAAAGAATACAAAGATGACCGCTTGGCGAAAATGCGACGCCTGCCAAAAGAACCGTCTGACTGAGGGCGGATGTGAAATCTCAGGTCTCAAGTGGCTGTGCGCTGCTTGCTGGGCCAAATACATACATAGGAAATTCAAATGAAACACACACCGGGCCCTTGGCGGGCAATAGGCGGGGCTATACGGCCTGAAAACGTGAAGGGGCGCACAGGCGGTTACGCAC